CTGTGCTGAAGGTGGAGCATGGGGATGGCACCACTGTGGTGGCGGTTGCTACTCTTGTGTTGCTCCTGCACAGTGCCAGAAATGTCTTCAGGTTTGTGCCTGCTGGTTTGGTGGAGACTTTGGGATCCTTGGTCCTTCTGGTGGTAAGCATAATAACCAGTATTGCAGGGGAACTGACAGATCCTGGACTGGACCTGGTGTAGGACCTTATGCTTCCTCAACTAACTTCAATATGGATAACTGCTCTGGTGGTAACACTCATGGATGCTGTAAAGGTCAGTCCTTGTTCCCTGGTGGTGGCGGAACATCGCCGTTTACCGATGGCGGATGTTGCTGGGGTGGCTTCGGTGCCGCTGGTCTCGTTGTTGTGTCCTACTGGCAGTAATTAAAGGAGATCTAAAGAACAATGTCTAATCCACAAATCACAAAAACAGTACTTTACTCAGTCCCCACCGAATGGATGGGAGACGAGGTAGATCCAGATGAAGCTGGTATCTCTACCTATGTTGGTCCTAGATATATCCAAACCATTTGGGATCCAGCTAGTCCAGGTCTGGATGGTAATGATAGAATCGCTGAGGTCGGAACGATCGATGCTGATGTTCCTACCCCTCCTGGATTTGTAGAAGTTACCTTAGATGCGGAGCAATATCCTCTACATGCTATGGCTCTGTGGGGTTGGCAAGACCCTGCTGAACAGTATGAAGTAGAGTGTGGTCCATCTAACGAACCCAATCCTACTGTCTGCGATCCCTATCACTTTAGTGAAGCTTTCGATCTCAGATCTTTCTACTACGATACATCAGCTAACAGCTGGTCTACTCCTCTATTCAGTCACGATGAACCTAGCGAAGTAGTCAATACTGATACTGTCTGCTTTGGATGGGATCAGATTCGCGACACAAGAAATGGAATGCTGACGGCATGTGACTCTAGAGTTGCAGCTGTTGACATGCCCGATTCTGTCAAGCAACCCTGGTTAGACTATCGTACTAAGTTGAGAAATCTTCCTACTGACTGGGCAGGTGTAGGTACAGCAACTCACTTGGTTGTTTGGCCACTTGATCCTGATCAACTTGGAGCGGGTGTCACGACAGGTGAGCGTCCTAACAACGGAATTACAGACTGACCCAAAACAAAATCGAATATATAATTACACTGATGGGGGAAAAATTTCCCCCATATTTTTTGACTCCCAAGGTTTGATATGATTAATACAGAAGTCCCCAGGCAATTCGTGTGCAAACCGATTACTTGGGGACCTTTTTTATTGCAGATGACAACGGAAGATAGTATTTTAGATGGTCTAGCAGAGAGAGCATCTGAAATTAGAGATGTTCCACAGTACAATGCAGAGAGAATGTTAGCTGCAGATATGCATGATGAATGGAACTATACACCCAATCATATTCTCTGGTTTCAAGAACAGATTGAGCCTTACATCTCTTTATACTTAGATGGATTGTCTCATCATGTTGAGAATCGTATAAGTCCTTCTTGGGAATGTGATAGTCTATGGATTAATTATCAAAAACAACATGATTATAATCCCCTACATAACCATAGAGGTGATTTGAGTTTTGTTCTGTATCTTGATGTGCCAGATGAGCTACAGACAGAGAAAGAAAGATTCAACATGGTAGGTAATGGACCTATTCCTGGATCAATCATGTTTGTTCATGGCGATTCTGTTCCTCCATTCCAAGACAATAGAAAGTTTTTCCTACCTAAGAGAGGAGACTTCTTTTTATTTCCATCAAGCTTGATGCATACAGTAGTTCCATTTAGAACTCCTGATATTGAAAGAGTTTCAGTTGCTGGCAACATAACATTCATTAACTAATCATGTTTGAATTAAATAAAGAATTTGATATTACAGTTGTATCTGAGATTGGAGAAGAAAAAAGAAACGCATTAATTATTGATGGGTTCTATAAAAATCCAGATGAGGTTAGACAGTATTGTATCGACTCTCCTAATAGAGATGATCCAGATCTGATTGCAGGTCTCCCTGGATGGAGAGTTTATGAAGAAGACTCTCGTGTTAAGGAGAATCTTAAACCACTCTTCGATCAGCTTAAACAACATCCTATATGGAAGAGTCCAGTTAATGAACAGGAGTGGGAAAGCAACTGGAATAAATCTGGATTCATGTGCAATATAATGAATGCTAAGACCATGGATGTTGGTGGTGGTATACCTCATCAAGATTCATTTGATATTAATTTTGGATCTGTAATCTATTTGAATAAAGGAGATGAATGTCAGGGTGGAACAAGACTCTATTCATATTATGGCAAACAATCTTTTCCTAGACCAGACATGATCACTGAAGATTGTGTAGCAATGGGTCATGAGTTTAATCAACTGACTAAAAATAGATGGTTGAGAGACTGGGTTGATGTAGATCCAGAATCTCCCTGGAAAGTTGAATTAGAATTCAAGATGGTGTATAATAGATGTATACTCTATGAAGCTGACCTACTGCATAGTCAATGGTATTCTGAAGGCATGTTTACCGACCATGATCGAATGGCACAAGTGCTATTCATGTAAATAAATAACCCGTTACTCAAGATAATATGAGAGCTAAAGCATTTTTCATTAACGGCGGCGCTGGTCGAGTGATTTGTTCTATCCCTGCATTTGTAAAGTATGCAGAGACTCATGATGACTTTATCATCGTGTGCGAAGGTGGAATGAATTTCTACAAAGCGCATCCCGTTCTCCATAAGTATGCGTTTGACAATTGGCATAAGAATCTGTTTGAGGATTACCTCAAGTCTAGGGATTGTGTAACTCCAGAACCATATCGTCAGTGGCATTATTACAATCAGAAGTGTAATATTGCACAAGCTTTTGATATGGAAATCAATGGTATTACAGAACCTAGAGAACTTCCTTCCCCTAGCATTAAGTTATCTAAAACAGAAGCGATCACTGCTCTTAATACTATTGAGGAAATTAAGAATGTAACTGGCAAGGAAAAAGTTGTAGTCTTCCAACCATTTGGTAGAGGTGTTCAGGTAGAGCAGGAATATATTATTGATCCATCTTCTAGAAGTTTTCATACAACTCATGCAGTAGATCTAATTAATAATCTTAGAAAAGATTATGCTGTTGTGATCATGAGTGAGTTCCAGTTCCAAATTGGAGAACAAACTCCTCATGTTGCCTGGCCACAAGCAGATATTAGAGTTTGGGCTGGTATCATTCAGAATGCAGATCATTTTGTTGGATGTGATTCTGTAGGACAACACATTGCTAAGAGCACAGAAACATCTGTAACAGCTGTGATTGGTTCTACCTATCCTGTTAACATTTCATACCCAGAAGATTCTACATTTGATATAATTGATGTTGGTGAGAATGATAGAACATTCTCGCCAATTAGATTGACGATGGAAGACTATCAGGACATGATGAATGATGAGTGTATGAATATGTCTAAGGATGTATACGATAAAGTCGTTTCTTCATGCCGTAAGAGACTTGGTAAACCAAAGTTCCGTGATGTAACGAAAGAACCCCAGAAGGTTATGACTCCTTCTTGCTGTGAACCTAAAGGATTTGGAAAATGACACAATGGATTGCTGGTATTACTAGGGGACATAATGGAGGAGTTTGTCTCTTAAAAGATGGTGAGATTGTACTTGCAGTAGAAGAAGAAAGACTTACTAGAGCAAAGTATGATGGAGCTCCTCTAGTATCGATGACAAAGATTCTAGAGTACACTGATAGACTAGACTATCTTGTAGTCGCACACACTGAATTAATTAGTTCTAGCGGTAATAGACTTGAGTATTGCGGAGAAGATCCTTACACAGGACTGGCACGGAAGTTGGGACTGATTGATCGTAGATCTAAAACTCCAGATGGTCATCACCAGGTGATTGATTATGGTACTATTCATCATAAATTACATGCAGCTTGCGCGTTTTATCGTTCTGGATTTGATAAGGCAGTCTCTGTTGTAGTTGATGGTGCTGGAACATTTATTCCAATGAAGTTTGGTGATAGAAGTCATACTTTCTGGGAGACTGAATCTATATTTGGATGTGATTATCCCGCATCATTTGTTCCTATTTACAGACACCTAGGTGGTAATGGTGTTGGCATTCCGCCACAAATTAATCCTCAGTTTGATAACTCTCAACTTCATCAGGATGAAGAGGGAACATCTTTTATGGTTATTGATTGTACACCTGGTATTGTCAAAGCATACGAAGCTGTAACTCAATACTGTGGATTCCATGCAATTGAAGCAGGGAAAACCATGGGTCTGTTTCCATATGGTAAACCAAACGAAAAAATTCCTTCTCTCTTTTCAGAGGAAAATAAGATTGGTGGATATGTTCCAACCAATCTAAACATGCTCTCCCCAACATATCCAAATGCGTCTCTTGTTAATGAGGGAGCGTGCTCAGAACTCCATACTGATCCTGAGATTGATAGAAATGATTGGACTAGGATGCAGAATCGTAGGGACTTAGCATACAAAATCCAAACTGAATCACAGCAACAAGTTCTTTCTTTGATTAGAAGTGCAGTTGAATCTAGCGAAACATCTAATGTTGTTATCTCTGGTGGATATGGTCTGAATTGTGTTGCAAACTATTGGTATCTTGATCAACTGAAAGACGAGGGTATCAATCTATATGCTGAACCCATTTCTAATGATGCAGGCACTGCTATTGGTGCAGCTCTTCTTCATTATCATAGGGTTACTGGTGATTCTAAGGTCCGTCCTTATGCAACTAGTTTATATCTTGGGAAAGAATATAATTATAAACTTAGTGATATTGTAGACACCTCTGATAAGTATGGCGCTAAAGTATCTGAAGCAACAGATCAAACTGTAGTTGATTTGATCACTGATAAAAATATTGTTGCGATGTTCCAAGGTAGATCTGAATCTGGTCCTAGAGCTCTAGGCAATCGTTCTATTGTTTATGATCCTCGTGATCCTAAAGGAAAAGATCATGTCAATAAAGTAAAGCGGCGTGAATACTTCCGTCCTTTTGCTGGATCTATTCTGAAAGAACATGTACATGAGTGGTTTGATCTGCGTGGCATGGAAGAGACTCCTCATATGATGTACGCTGTTAATTGTTTGCCAGGAATTGAAGAAAAGATTCCTTCTATTATTCATATCGATGATACATGTCGTATTCAAACTGTAACTGAAGAGCAGAATGAGAACTACTACAATCTAATCAATTGTTTTTATGAAGCAACTGGTTGTCCTATCTTGTTTAACACATCGTTTAATCTCGGTGGTGAACCTCTTGTAGAAACATTGGATGATGCATGTAGAACTCTTGCAAATTCTGAGATTGAATATTTGTATCTTCCCGAATATGGTAAACTGATTTCATTATCAAATGACTAAGAAAGTATTTGTTAATGGGACCTTTGACATACTCCATCGTGGTCATCTTGAACTACTGGAGTATGCAAAGTCCCAAGGTGATGTTGTAGTTGTCGCTATTGATAGTGACGAAAGAGTAAAAGAAAAGAAGGGTCCAACACGACCAATAAATACTGCCGAAGACAGAGCATACATGCTCTCAAGTCTTAAAACCGTAGATCATGTTCTCTTGTTTGACTCTGATCTAGAGCTAGAGAACTGTGTAAAGGTTACAAATCCTGACATAATGGTAGTAGGATCTGACTGGGAAGGAAAGTCTGTCATCGGATCCATGTTCTCTGCCGAAGTACATTTTTTCCCTAGACTAGAAGATTATGCAACTAGCAAAACAATACAAAGTATTATTGATCGGGGATAGTTGTACCGATGAATGGGTCTATGGTGAGTGTGATCGCTTAAGTCCAGAGGCACCTGTTCCTATTCTTATTGAGCAAGGTAAAGATACTGCTCCTGGTATGGCAGGTAATGTCAAGCAGAACTTAGAGTCTCTTGGTATTACTGTTACTTTTTTGTGTAACAAGGAAGAAGCAAAGAAGACCAGGTTTATTGATAGTAAAAGTAATCAGCAGATCATTCGAGTTGACAGTGAGCCTGATGTAAAAGAGTTACATTCAGCTCAGTTGCAGATGGCACTGTTGCATGATACCTACGATGCAATTATCATCTCAGACTATAACAAAGGATTCATTCCTGACACTAAAATAATCAGTGATATTGCTGGCAGGTATCCTAATACTAAAATATTTGTGGATACGAAAAAAACTAAACTTGTTACAGAGTTCAGTAATATCATCTATAAAATTAACAAGAAAGAATTTGAGGCATTAGATCCTGGTAACATTCCTAATGGAGAGAATATGATTGTTACTCTTGGGGATGATGGTGCAGCATGGAATAAGAAAATATTTCCCTGCAATGATCTCGTCAGAACATTTGATGTGACAGGTGCTGGTGATACATTCCTTGCTGCATTAGTATTTTACTTTGTTCAATTGCCTGTGATGGAAGAGGCAATTTCTTTCGCAAACAAGGCAGCTGCAATTGCTGTACAAAACCCAGGCACATACACTTTGAGAATGGAAGATGTCGATAGAATCCTCAACATTTGATCTAACTTTATTCCCTGGTCCTTTCCTGTATAGGAAGAAGATCAAGAATCATGCTAATATAAAAAGAGTTCTTTGGGATTGGATTCAAGCTGACAAGGAGTCACAGTTTTATGATTTGACTTT